CTCTTGCGAATTCAGGTCTTGGCTACCTATACGAAAGCCCAAACGGGTTGATCAATTATGCTGACAGCACGCATCGCAGCCAATACTTTGCCGCCAACGGATATGTTGATCTCGACGCCAAACACGCGCTTGCTGGCAATATCACGACCAAAAAGCGATCAGGCGATGTTCGCAACAGCATAACGCTGCAATACACGGCAAGCGGCAATTCGGAAGTCACCGACAGCGATTTGGATTCAATTGCAATCTATGGAGAGCTAGCTCAAACGATTCGAACGACTTTGAAGAATCAAGCTGATGCGACAAGCCAAGCGGCGTTTTATTTGACGCTCCGAGCCTATCCTCAGGCTGTTTTCGATAGCGTCACTTTTGCTCTTGGCAACCCTGAAATTGACGAAATTGATCGAACATCGCTTTTGGGCATATTTATGGGAATGCCAATCAACCTGCAAAACCTGCCCGCCAATATGAGCAATGGCGAATTTCAGGGCTTTGTCGAAGGTTGGACATTTCAAGCCACCGTCAGCGACATAAAATTGACCATGACCGTTTCGCCGTTGGCATTCAGCTTGCAGGCATTTCGTTGGAATTCTGTGCCTGTCACAGAGCTTTGGAACACTTTATCGAATACACTTATTTGGGAACAGGCGACAATCGTCGCGTAAGGAGAGCACATGCCGAGCACAACAAACTTCGGTTGGACAACACCTGCCGACACCGATTTGGTCAAAGATGGTGCAGCTGCCATTCGCACTTTAGGCAATGGCGTCGATACATCTTTCGTCGATCTCAAAGGCGGAACATCAGGTCAGATACTTGCAAAGAATTCAAACACCGATCTTGATTTTGTTTGGATTGCAAATGATCAAGGCGACATCACAGCTGTCACAGCTGGAACAGGAATTAGCGGCGGCGGCACATCAGGCGCGGTGACAATCACAAATTCAATGGCAACCGAAATCACGGCATCGGGTGACATAATTGTCGGAACAGGATCAGGCACATTCGACAATTTGCCAATTGGTAGCACGGGGCAGGTGCTTACAGCTGACACAACCGTGTCGCCATATAAAGTTAAGTGGGCTACACCATCAAGCGGCGGAATGACTCTAATCAGCACTACAACAATGAGCGGTGCTTCAGTGACTCTTTCGTCAATTCCGCAAGATTATGTTTCTTTATTGTTAGTAGGGCGCTTTTTTACAAACTCAACGGCAGACGGAGTTTTAAGAATAAATCCCAATGGTGATGGTGGTATAGCAAGAATCTCAGGAGTCATATCATCTGGAACTTTTAGTAGCACTACGAATATCCTACAATTACCAGCAACTTATGACCGAACAAATGATGACAATGGCTTTCAATTACAAATTTTTAACTATCAGGATGTTGCTAATTACACAATCCCTTTTATGTGGTCTGGTAATTTTTACGCTGGTGCAGTTGGCTTAATGGCTGGTGGTATTTTAACTGCAAATAATGGCCCAATTACTTCATTAGTGATTTCCAATACTGGCGGCAACTGGGCTGGCGGCACACTCAAATTCTATGGAGTTAAATAATGACTAAACCAATGATAAGAATTCACAATGTCACAACAAATGAAATCGTTGATAGAGAAATGACCGATGAAGAATTTGCTCAATACGAAGAGCAAAAGGTCAAAGACCAGTTAGCGGTTGAGCAAGATGCAGCCAAAGCAGCCGCCAAGTCAGCAGCCGAAGCCAAGTTAGAGGCTTTAGGCTTAACGCCTGAAGACCTTAAAGCCCTTGGTCTTTAGAACAATCTTTATAGATTATGACGACATTTCCTGACGGCACAGCTCAAAGATTTTGCCAAGTTGCATTGGGCGAAGTTGGCTATGTTGAAGAACCTGTCAATTTGACCAAGTATGGAAAACACACGATGGCAGATGGATTGCCGTGGTGTGGAAGTTTTGTGATGTGGTGTGCAACAAAAATAGGCATCAAGATTCCATCGGTTGTGAGCACGGCAGCGGGAGCACAAAAGTTTAAGGATCAGAATCGATGGAGCGAAACGCCTCAAAAAGGTTATTTGGCTTTTATGGATTTTCCACACGACGGCGTCGATCGCATTTCGCACATTGGCATCGTCGTTGATGTGAAAAAAGATTCTGTCATCTGCGTCGAAGGCAACACATCAGGCACGGGAGATCAGCGCAATGGCGGAATGGTGATGATCAAGGAGCGCGCAATCGGCAAGGGTTCGCCTGTCGTCGGTTTCGGCATTCCAAGATTCACACCGTTTGACGGCGATTTTCCAATCGTTGAAGCTCCCGATTCGGCTACACCTACAAAGCCGAAGAAAGCGAAAAAGAAAAATGGAAAAAATCAAAGCACTACTAGCGAGCTGGTCGCGTAGCTTTATCGCGGGATCGCTTGCCGTTTATCTCGCAACAGGCACAACCGACCTGAAGACACTTGGCTTGGCTGGCATCGCGGCTCTTGCGCCCGTCTTAATGCGTTGGGCGAATCCGAATGATGCCGCTTTCGGAATCAGCAAATAAGCTGATCACATGGTGTCTGGGCGCGCTTACCCTTTCGCTCGCCCTGACATCATGTGGCTATGACGGTTGGATTCGATACCCTTGCCAAGAATTCGAAAATTGGAAATTGAATGAATGTCAAGCACCCGAATGCAAAGTCACGGGAACTTGCACAGCGGACATTTTGGGTTCAACAATTACTCAATCCGAGATCGACAAAGCAAAAGTTGAGCCCTGAAGATATACACGCGCGGCTCATTTTCTTGATCGGGGCAACTCTTGCGCTGACATTCTTTTGCGTCACGGTAGGCACGGTCTATGCCCTGATCTTTGTCACTCAGCCCATCGGCGCGCAAGCTCCAAACGATGCAGCTTTTATCGATTTGCTCAAAACGCTGGCAATCTTCTTGACGGGATCGCTTGGCGGTGTCTTAGCAGGCAACGGCTTGAAATCACGAAAGAAAGACGATGACACGCCGAAGCCCAAGCCAAGTGTTTGAAATTGTCGGCGATTGATGTCATTCTGTAAGTGCTGGCAGCTCGAATGAAGCTGTGGCAACGGGAGCAAAAATGGAAACAATTGCAACATTTTTGAACACGACCATTTCGGTTGTTTTTATGATTGGCGGGCTTTTTATGGCATTGCTGATCGGTTATGCAAAAGGGTTCAACAGCGGCAAGGAAGTCGGCTACACGCAAGGATTCTACAAAGGCAGAGCAATCACACGGCAGGTTAAATGATGGCGTTTGATCTCAGCAACTATGAAGATGTCAATGCTCGAATCACTAGATTTCGGGCTGAATTTCCGATGGGCAGAATTGAAGCCCACATTGATCACATCGACTTTGAGAATGGTCGAATCTTGGTGCGTGCCATAGCGTTTCGCACCGATGATCCTAACGAATTGCCCGCTGCTATTGACTACGCTTTTGAGCATCGGGCAACGCATGGCGTCAATCGCGATTTTTGGGTCGAAAACGCGGTGACTTCAGCCTATGGTCGGGCGATTGGTGCGCTTACGCCGTCAAACGCTCGACCTACGCGGCAGGATATGGAGAAGGCAGAGAAGCTCCAAGCCGAGCCCGTGGATCATTACAAACCTGCGAATGTCAAGACAGCTGCCGAATCAATAGGCGAGCTGAAACAGGTGCTTGGAGCCAAGCTGATGTCAGAGCCGCCAAAATGCCAGCATGGGCATCGCTTGAAGCGCGTTGGCACATCGGAGAAGTCGGGCAAGCCTTATCTCGGTTGGGCTTGCTCGGAGAAGAATCGAGCCAAGCAATGCCCGATCATATGGTGGAAGCAAACGCCTGACGGCGATGATTGGCTATCGCCTGAAGATTATGCCGATTATCTTAATGAGCGCGGGTTAAACCTTGATCCTAAGATTGAAAAAGAGCCTGTTCCCGATCATATGTTGAGCGACAAGGAAAGGTCAGCAAAATGAAAATTGTGCTTGATTACGCGCAACAGATCAGAGCAGCCGAAGTGGCACTCAGCCGAATTAAAGAGCTTGAATTGAAGCCTAATCATTCCAGCCGATATGACAAAGAGCTGTCATTTCCTGAATATGTGGCACAGGTGACCGAAAGCATCGGGGCTGAAATAGCTGTGGCGAAGTATTTTGGAATGATTGGCTTTGATCCTGCAATGAGCCGATTCAAACTAACAGCTGATGTCGGAGCTGCAATTGAAGTCAAATGGACACACTATGACGGCGGATCATTGATTATCTATGAATCAGATCGCAATCACGATGTTGCTGTGTTGGTGGTGGGTAAATGCCCGAAATACAGGATCGCGGGCTGGATTCCCGTCAGCATCGCAAAGCGAGATCGCTACAAACACCACAAACAGCCGACTTGGTGGATCGGGCAACAAAACCTTCAACCTATCGAAAACCTATATCGGAGCAAATATGGCGAAGCTGTATCGGGTAAAGTGTCGAATCTGTAAGGCGCACAAAGTGCATCTCAGCTTCAATGATCTGTCAGACAGATTGCCGCCTGACAAGGTATTTGTGCAATGTTCGGGTTGCAGCGCGTTTGGCGTTGAGCAGCTGGAGAATGTTCAAGAGTTATCCACAACCGATGCACAACCTGTGCAACACGCCGATGAATGAGCGTGGAGATTTGACGACACTTGACAATCAATTACACTCTGCACGCTCGCAGCGAGCCGCGACGCGGGTTAGCTCGCAGCGGCGGGCAAAGTGTTTGGGGAAGCTCTTTGCCTTAACGGCTCTAGCTGTGGGCACTACATATCAGACAACAAATGCAAATCAGGTTCATTGGATCAATGATTCGATGAACCTGAAGCTATATGCACACAATCAAATTGATGAATGGAATGAATTTGAATGCTTTGTTGAATTGATACATCGAGAGAGCTCTTGGAGATATTGGGTAAGGAATGGATCACACACAGGTCTAGGGCAAATGCGATCTGATTGGTATGGCAAACAAAGCCCACGAAAGCAAATTAATCTGACCTTAAAATATATAACAAAGCGTTATCATGGCAGGATATGTGATGGAGCATTGGCACATCAAAAGAAGTTTGGGTGGTATTGAATGAAATTCTTGCAGCAATACGGTTTGCACATCAGCCTTTTCATAGGTCTAATCTTGGGCTTCATGATGGGATATGGAATGGCAATGCAATGACTATCAGATCGCAGCGTGATGCGAACTCAACGCATTGGAAGAAGATCAGGCAACGCATTCTTCAGCGTGATGGTTTTAGTTGCTTTTGGTGTGGATTGGAAGCTGACACGGTTGATCATGTCGTTCCGATAGCTAAGCAAGGAACTGACCATGACGACAACTTGGTCGCTTGCTGCCGTCGTTGCAATTACAGCAAAAAGGATTCAATGCCTGTCGATTTTTTAGCAAGCCGTTCCACCGCCATGTCCCTCCGCGGTTTAGTTTCACCACGAAACGAATCGCGCAGCCATGACTAAGGCTGGAAAGGCTCAAAAAGGGCGTCTAAAGGTCATTACAGACACGAATCGGGAAGCATCGGGATTCTTTCCACCTGTGGGCTCGATTATCGGCTCTACGCTGCCGAGAATTGCCTCAAAGCCTTCAAATTTGCCGTCTAAGGGTCAAGAAATGATTGATTTTGCTAACAGCATCGGAATGAAGCTGATGCCGTGGCAAGAATGGCTTGCAATTGAGAGCCATCGCGTCAAGCCCGATGGTCGTTGGTTAAATTCTCAGGTTTGTGTCGTGGTTGCGCGCCAATCTGGAAAGACAACCTTTCAGATCATGCGAGCTTTGACGGGTTTGTTTTTGTGGAATGAGCCGCTGCAAATTGGCACAGCTCATCGCTTGACGACATCGCTTGAAACTTTCAGGCACATGGTTTCAATTATCGAATCAAATGCTGTCTTGCGATCTCAGGTCAAGCGGATCAGGTGGGCTCACGGATCGGAAGAAATCGAGCTACTTAATGGCAATCGCTACATGGTCAAGGCAGGTGGCGCGGCGGCTCGCGGTATTTCAAGACCTGAAACGATTTTCCTTGATGAGCTCCGAGAGATGAAAGACCTTGATTCGTTTGCCAGCTTGCGATATACCGCGATGGCGTCAAAAAATCCGATGGTCATTGCTTTGTCAAACGCGGGAGATCAACATTCGGTCGTTTTGAATCAATTGCGCGAACGCGGTTTGGCAGCTGCCGCGGGTGCGACCGACGAAATTGGTTATTTTGAATGGTCAGCTGCAACCGATGACATTCAAGATGTTGAAAATTGGAAAGCTGCAAATCCTGCACTTGGCTACACAATCCACGAAGACAACATCAGGGCTGTGCTAAATGATCCGCCTGATGTCGTGCGCACGGAAGTGCTTTGCCGATGGGTTGCGACGATTTCCAGCGCAATTCCACAAGATGCTTGGAACGATTGTGGCGAAGACGATTTGCAGCTTGATCCGCTTGCGCCGACTTGGCTTGGTTTGGATTTCTCGCCCGATCGTAGATCAGCGGCATTGGTTGCAGCCCAAAAAATGACCGAGGATCGCTTTCAAGTCAGGCTTTTGCATACTTGGACAAATCCTGTCGCCCTAGACGATAGAGCTGTCGCAAATGATGTGGCAACCTATGCCCGAAAATATGCAACCGAAACCGTGGCGTTTAGCCGTCGCACAGCTGCCGCGTCAGCAATGAGATTGCAGCCCGCTGGCATTGGGATCACCGACATTGATGGCGCAATTTATGCGCAAGCGTGCGATGAGCTTCTCGGCGCAATTACTTCACGCAGACTTCGGCACGGCAATCAACCTGAATTGACATCGCAAGTTTTATCAGCTGCACGACTAAGAATGGGCGACACAGGTTGGGTCATTGGTCGCAGAGCTTCTCAATCCACCGTCACAGCTTGCGTGGCAATTGCGTTGGTCAGCCATTTCGCGACACGCCCATCAACAGAGATTGACATTTTGGTCGGATAGTGCTCAAACGCGCGGGAGAATCCGCGCATGGCAATTCGTGATTGGTTTATCACCGCGCCGCAACAGGCTGCCCAAAAAAGTGAGGATCACTTAGACATCGCGGCAAGTCTTGCGCCGCTTAACACAATCAACAGCCTTTCAGGATTCTTGCTTACGCCGATCACCGCCACACGCGATGAGGCAATGGCTGTGCCGACAATAGCTAGGGCAAGAAACATCATCGCCGCTTCGATTGCATCAATTCCGCTTCACATCATCGATGAATCAACAGGTCAAGAAATTTATCCGCCACGGATCATCAATCAACCTGACAAACGCGTCACAGGTTATTCAGCTTACAGCTTTATTGTTGAGGATTTGCTTTTTTACGGCGTCGCTTATCTTCAGATTATGGAACTTTATGCAGACACAGGTCGCATTCGTGACACACAAAGAATCGCACCTGATCGCGTGCAAATCATCACAAACGCAATGAGCACAGAAATCACAGGGTATCGCGTCGATGGAATGGTTGTGCCAAATCAAGGCGTCGGATCGCTTGCTGTTTTCAATGGAATTGATGAGGGTTTGTTAAATCGTGCTGGAAGAACAATCAAAGCCGCATTCGCACTTGAAAAGGCTGCCACAATATATGCGCAAGAGCCGTATCCAACGATGGTTTTGAAATCTTCTGGCACAGCCCTTCCCGCCGATCGCATTCGCGCGCTTTTGGATAGTTGGAAAGTTTCACGCGCGCAAAGAAGCACAGCATTCTTAAATGCCGACATTGAATTGCAATCGGTTGGCTACGATCCTAAATCGTTGCAGCTCAATGAAGCGCGCGAGCAAGTTTCGACAGAGCTTTGTCGCGCGATTGGTTTGCCTGCATATTACGCCGACGCAAACACGGGCAGCTCAATGACTTATTCAAATGCAACACTTGCGCGTCAATCACTTTTTGATTTCTCACTCAGAAATTTTGCGCGTGCTATTGAAACACGATTGTCACTTCCTGATTACACGCCCGCTGGACAGACCGTGCGCTACGACTTAGACGATTACTTGCGCGGATCAGCAAAAGAGCGCGCCGAAGTTTATGAAATACTCAATCGCATTGGCGCAATGTCAATCGAAGAAATCCGAGAGGAAGAAGACCTAATCCGATGAAACTATCAATTCCGATTCAATTAACCGCGGCAGATTCAGAGCGTCGATTGATTTCAGGTCGAATCGTCACTTGGAATGAAGAAGGCAACACCAGCGCGGGTCGCACGATGTTTCAAGCTGGATCAATTGCGCCACGCAATGTTAAATTGCTTTTGGAGCACGATCGCACACGCCCAATTGGTCGCGTCGTTGAAATGACCGAAACACCACAGGGAATCGATGCGACTTTTAAGATTGCAAACACCACAGCTGGAAGCGATGCGCTGGAAGAAGCGCAAACACAATTGCGCGACGGATTTTCTGTTGGAATTTCTGTTGATGCGTGGGATAGCAAAAACGGTGTTTTGGTTGTATCAGCTGGCAAGCTCGATGAAGTCAGTTTGGTCGCCGAGCCCGCCATTGACAGCGCAAGGGTTTCAGATGTCGCTGCGTCATATGAAGACGATGATGAAAAAGAAAAATCAGAGAATTCCGAATCAATCGATTCTGGAACAACCGAAGAACAAGGAGAAGACGAAGTGGAAAACACCGTCACAGAGCAGGCAGCACCCGCCGAAACGGTGGAAGCTGCTTTGACTTCAAATTCGGCTGCAAGTCAGCCGAAGTTTTACACCGCGCCACGAATTGAATTGACGAAAGTCAAGTATCTTGAAAACACAATTCGCGCGGCACTTGGCAACGAAGAAGCCCGAATTTATGTGAAGGCAGCTGACGACGCCACAAACAATCCAGCAATGTTTCCGACCAGACAGCTCACAGAGGTTTGGAATCCGCTTGGAACAAATGTCAGAGGTTGCGTCGATGCGCTATCAAAGGGCACATTGCCTGATGCAGGGCTCACCTTCGAAATTCCTAAAATCACACAGCTTCCATCTGTGACCGAAGAAGCCGAAGGCGGCGCGGTTGCTGATGTAAATGTCAATTCAGAATTTATTTCTGTATCTGTCAAAAAGTTCAGCGGCTCTCAGACATTTTCTGTGGAGCTCCTAGATCGCAGCTCGCCTGTCTTTCTAAATGAATTGCTTTTAACTATGGAGCAAGCGTATTCAAAGGCGACGACCGAATATGCAAATGATGTCTTGGTTGCAAATGGCGCACTTAATGCAACAGCTCGCGCCAACGATGCTTCCAATTTGCTTGCTTATGTCGCAAGCGGAAGCGCGGCGGTCTATGCAGCGACAAAAGGTTTTGCAAGAAATCTAGTTGTTGCA